AATCTAGCCCTATCTGTTTTTGCAATGTCTTGAATCAAGTCTATAAGTGACCGTTTGTTGTCACCAATTAATGGGCTTACAAATTGAGATTTATTAGGAGACTCTAAATATTTCCTGTAAATCTCTTCTTGTTTAACCATTGTTGCTGCACGCATATCTGAGTCAAAGTAAGGTCTTGCCATTTCTTCTAAAAAGGTTTCGTACTCTTCAACTGCCTGACGTACCTGTTCATTCTCATATCTTTCACCTGAGTATGTGCCTGGGCCTGTACCTTCCAAATATGTTCTGAATCTTTCATCTTCTTCAGCAGCTAACGAAATTACAAATTCTCTGTCCTTCTCAAATTTTTCATAGTCAATAAACCCTGTTTGAACATCTATACTAATTTCTACTTCACTTAATCTGTTTCCCCAGTAATCTGCTCTAACCTCAAATCTGGTTTCTTCTATTTTTTCTTTTTCTTCTAATAGTTCTTTGTTTACTACTTCAAAATCTTCATACGACTGTGCGTTTTTCTTTTTCAGTTCCTGTATCTGACCTGCAATTATGTTGGGATATGCATCACCTTCAATCGATACAAGAAGGTCTTGTTCATTAGCAATAAAGATTTGCTCTAATTCTGAGAATGCTCTTGAAAGATCATCAGGAACTTTTGCACTAAGTTTTTCGAGTGCTGCCTGTACTCTTGGGTCTTGGGATAGTATGTCTCGCTCACCTTTGCTCAAGTTTTCGAGTTTAAAACTTTCATCAAAAGGATTAAGTGGTGTGTAGTTTTGGAATCCCCATTTAGGACCATCTTCTGTAGCAGTAGGACTTTCAGTACCTTCTCGGATAAATTCCATAGCCACTAATCTCATAGTATCAGTGTAGCTAGAGGGACTAGTTTTTACTGCGTAGTAACTTAAAGGCAAACTACCAAAAGCATTTGCAGTTTCACCCTTATCCATAAACTCACCGAATCTTGTGAATCCCTCAGATGCAAACGGTAAAAATGATTCGATATACCAACCTCCTTTTGCAAGAGCTCTATCTAGTGCATCAGGCTGTTCAGGAAGTCGAGTACCAGGAATAAACTTACCTTCAATAGGTGTGCCGTCAAATTGTTCGTTAGTTAAAAAGAGTGTGTTGATTTGGCTGATTGGGCCTGCAGCTATACCTTTAAGTCCATCCAGTGGATTTCCACCTCTGCCAAGATGATAAGTTCCTGAACCTGTTGTAATCATTAACCTAAGTAGAGAATCGTATGGACCTAACAAAGATATGTCCTGACCTAATACATTTTGAATTCTCAAAAAGTTGGAATTGTAGTTCCAGTTACCTTTGTTATCTTTTGAAAAAATATTGAAATCAGTTTCGTATCCTCGTGTTGCATTTGCTGCATAAGTTATAGCAACAGCTCCTGACAACAATCTGAGCATAGCTCTTCTTGCTACCCTTTCTTTCTCAGCTACTTTCAAAGGACTTGTTGTTCTGCTTCTTGTTATTGCTCGGCCACCTGGTACAGCTTCTATAGCAGCACCTGCAGGATCTTTTGCGATTCCTATAGTTGCACGGTATAAGTTTTCAATTCTTGCCTGAAAAAACCTTGGGGCATATGTAACCATGTCTGCAATGTCACCACCGTACTTTGTAGACGAGTAACCTGTAGCACTGTTTATGGCATCTGTAATTTCATAAATTAAATCAGAGTTTCTAATTTCATCTAGTGTTCTTCCTTCAAGTAACAATCTGTCGAGTTCACCGTTTGCCATCTCAAGACGCATCCTGTCACCTAGGAAACCAAACAATCGGTTAGACAAGTTTGCTACATTCCTGACTCCAGGAACAGCCTGTATAAACTTAGTAGATCCCACACCTAATTGATACTCGGTATCAACACCACCGACTCTTAGTCCATATTGCGCCCATAAATCTGAAGTCAGCCTCTTATTATTCAATGCTTTTTGATCAAAATCATTTATGTAAGCACCTAGAATTTTATCTCCATCAGCTTGGTACGCTTTTAAGTGCCAAAGAAAATCCTGTGTTGCCCCTTTAGGATCATCGGCCATTCTAAGCACACCGTGAATCCACAACGCACTGTCATCTCCAGTAGCAGTTAATTGACGGAAAAGCCTGTTGTAGGAAAGATAGGCTCTAATAACATTAGCACCTTTACCGAATACGCTTATTTCTTTTTCCATCACTTTGTTAATACCTGATGCTAGTCGTTCAGGAAAAGAAGTGCCTCGTAATTCTGGTAAATCTATAAAGAGTTTGTTTTTCCCTGGTCCTGCTGCCTGTCTTCGTGCAGAAGCTATTTCGTTTGCAATGTCTTCGTATTCCATTCTGAGAGCATCTTGTTCGTCTACTAATTCCTGTACACGAATCCATGCTTCAATAGCTTCGGTTTCAAGGTTGTCGGCTTCACCACCTGCTTCAGTGATTTGCCTGGTTATTCTGTTTAGATCCCTGTTAGAAAGTTTCTTTTGTTGTTTGATTATAGTTTTTTGTTCTAACTCTCTCATTCGTTGAGTTGCTTTAAGTCTTTCTAACTGCCTTTCTGCTAAAGCGTTTTTTCTAAGTATTTCGTTTGCTTGATGTCTTTTTTCTACTTCAACGGCACTTGCTTCATCAAGCAGTTCTTTCATAACGTCAGTTTCTTCTAATCTTTCTTCTAGAACTTCAAATTTAAAATCTGCTTCATCAATTTTTTTGTTGAGTTTTTCATCAGCTTTTATAAGTCTTCTGTACAAACCCCACATATCATTCAGCTCAGCCTGTGATTTATTTAAAAACCAATTTTCATTTACGCTTTCTTCAAGGAAGTTTGTTTCTTTGACTATCTCATCTAGTTCGTCAGCTATTTTAATTACTTGTCGTATTAATTTTTTTTCTACACTTTTAATATCTTGCGCTCTTCTGGTATTAAGAGTTGCCAACCTCACTAATCTTTGCCCTTCACCAATACTTCTGTTGATTGTAAGTTTTGCCTCTTTGACTAAAGCTCTGAATTCCCTGCCTTCAGGAGTTGAATCTCTACCACCCTTTATTGCATCCTCAGCTTCTAGTCTTCTGAAAGCAGCTTCTACTACTTTGATATTAGCATCCTCTAAAGTAGCCTTTTGATTTTTAGCTAATCTGTCTAGTTCTCTGTCTGCACTCTCTTCAGTTTGTGATTTTTTTCTGTCAGCTTTTTTAGAAACCTTAGTGCGTTCTTTTGCTCTTACTGTTTGAGAATTTATCTGCAATCTTAAAGTGTTGATTCTGTCTTTTAGAATTCTTCCCTGTTCTATAACATTAAATTGTGAAAGCCTTGCCTCAAGTGAAGTACTGATTGGTTTGCCATCTGCGTCTTTAATATTGTTTAAAGCTCTTGCTGCCCATGATTTAGAAGTTTTTCTACCAACCTCTTTAACGTGATCGTTCATAGCATCACGAAAACTTTTGTACACAATTCCTTCTCTCATACCTGCAGCCTGAGTTTCTTGAGTTGCGTCTTTTAGATATGAAGAGCCACCTTTGTTTCTGCCACCACCTGTACTTGCTGCTTCAGCCGTCTCATCAAAGGTCGAACCTCTTGGAACATAGAAACCACCTTCTTTTATGTCATGCCTGGAGTTAAGTTCTATTTTTACCCCAGCCTCTACTTGCGACCTTTCTATTGCAGCTAATCTATCTCTTAATTTTAAAAATGCAGAAAGTTGTTCCTGACTCATATCATTACTGTATCTTGCTAAATCAGCAGCAGCGTCAGCTATCGTAGGGTGAAACCCAAATTCATCCTTGGGTAGGGAAACGATTCCACCAAATTCATCGAATCCTCCATCTACTTCAAAAACATTTTTCATCTGTTGATCAGTAGTACTGGAGATTGTAGCTCCTAAACTTTCACCTCTAGTTATACCTCTTTCGTGTATTATCCTGAATAAATTAGTTACAGTATTCTTTATGCTTTTTGTGCTTGAATTATCTATTATTACTGTTCTAGCTATTTCTTGTTTTGTTTGACTGGTTTTTATATCAGGCATATCAAAAACATTATCTTTAGGTTTGTTAATTACAGTAATTGTGTCAGGTGCAATACCAGGTGTGTCTGAAGCAGTGCTAGAAGGAAAAACCGTTCCCTTTATGCTTTTAATTCCATCAAATCCAACTTTTAAAACAGCTCCTGCAATATCATCCACATATTTCATTGGGACATACAATTCCCCTACTAGGGTATATGCGCTTCTTCCAGTAAAGTCGTAGTCATCTATTGTCATATCAGTTAAAGGCACATTTATTTTTGAAAAAGGTAAATTAATTCCAGGAGCATGAAAGGATTTATCAAAAATCAATCGCTCTTCATAAAGGTCAGGTTCTCTGCCATTTTCTTCCCTGAATTGATCCATGTAGTATTTATAGGTTTCAGCCTCTTTATCAGTCCAACCTAACTCATGACCAAATGCCCTTCCACCAAAAATTTCATTCCCTCTTGTAAAACGCAAGGCTTTTTCCGATTGCACTCGACCTTGTTTAATGCCTTCTTCAAAAGCTCCAAATCCAATTTCTAGTCCTAATCCTGCTGCCCCTAATAAAGGATTTCTGCCCTGACGCTTGAATTCATCAGTCAAAGGATAAAGTGGCATATTGTCATTTGCAGGGTCAAAAAGTAGCCCATAGGCATCAAGGGTATTTAGCTCTTCAGTTGTGGGTTGATATCTAGTGCCTGGTTCTTCTAAACCTGTCGCAGGATCTGTATAAGGCTCATAAAGGTTTCTAGTTGTTAATCCCTGTATTTCAAATACTTCTTTACCTCCAACAATCTTAGGACCTCTACTTTCAGTAGGTTCTACATTAATGTCACCTGGTATTACTCTGGAACTTGTTAAAAACGCATAGTTATCTCTGCTTGTTTCAATTAATCCATCTCGTGGATCTGTTATGTAACGGCTAAAATCAAATGGGTCTTGCTGTTGTGTTTCATCCACAGGTGCTGCAGGAGGTGGAGTAGGTCCTGCACTTACTGGTTTTTTCTTAAGAAATTCTGATGCTCCTGGCATTATCTTCTCCCTCTTGTAACTACAGTTCTACCTCTGCCACCTGTCCTTAGTAGTGGTCTTCTGCGTTGTTCGTCTTCTCTTTCTTTTCTTTCCTGTTCTAACCTGAAGAAAGGAGACTCTTCAAATCTTCTTTCAAATCCTGGTAATTCCTGTGCAAAAAATTCACCGATTGTTTGAGCAGGAGTTGTCAGTCTTTCCCTGACAGACTGCCTGACTTCAGGGTCAGCTCCAGGTTGCGCTGAATCTCTTCTTTCTCTTTGACGCAATTCTGCTAACCGACTTTGTCTTTCCTGATCGATTTGTTGTTGGATACCCTGCGCATCCATCTCAACACCTTCTCGTCTTTCTATTCGCTGCATCTCTTCTATATCTGCAATTTCATCTCTAGCAGCCTGTGCGCTCGCAGCTCTTTCTGCAGCAATCGATGCATCTGAAGCAAATGCTTCCCTATACGCTTCCTCGTCAAGTTGAGGCACAGCAACCTGCTTGAATCTTTCTTCAAATCCTGGCAAAGCTACTTGTTCCTGTATGAACTTAGCTAACTCAGGTCTGTCTACAGCCATTTCTAAAATTTGTTGATTGATAGAATCTAAAGTAAATGGATTTGGTGTTGGTGCTGGTCTGGCAACTAATCCAGGAATTTGAATCATTTGTCCATCAGGCCCTTCAATTTGTGTCGGAAAAGATGGTGGAGCGTCAGGGTCTAACCTTTCCACAATAGTATCGATATCTCTTTGAATATCTGTGTCTGCTTCAAAATCTTCAATACTGTCATAGTTTTTTAGACGATCAGCCATTTCATTTGCTAATGCATTAAATTGAAAATCATCCTGAGCTGCATCTCTGTATTGAGGATTTTCTAGTAAATAATCCTGAAAAACACTTCTTCGTTTTTTGAAAGTATCGGTTGAATCTTTAAATTTTTGTGTTGCATCTGCTTTTTCAAATGCTTCAATACTTTTATTAATTTGTTCATCATACATACTGACTTTGGATTCTTCGTCTTCCTTGAAATAACTTTTAGTTTGGTCGTTGATTACTTGTGTAAGAAAAAGTTCAGGTGACAAACCAAATTTAGCAGCCTCACTGTATGCTTCCTGCGTAAACTGCCCATCGACAAAATATTTATTAAATGTTTCTTGAGCAGCATCCACAATTATTGCGTTAGTATTTCGATATGCTCTTTTTTGATTCGCACCATAAGCCTCATTTGTTTCAGGATTTATGGCAGAGTTAGGGTTTCCGACTCCACCTTGTGTTCCGATGTAACCCTCTATCGTTTCTTTAAAATACTTAGAGTTTGTTGCCATCTTCACCATATCTGGTGGTTCAGGAATTTGTAGAGATTCTGTTACACCGAAATACTCAAGTCGTTTTGACTCAGCCTGATTTGAAAAATATTGATTTCCATCTTTTGTGGTTTGACTTGTTTTAACAAAATCAACATAGTCAACATTTATCTGTGTTTTTATTCTGTCCAAGTCTGCAAGTAATTTTGGTAAATCTCTTTGCAGTACATTGAAAGTGTTTTTCTCAACATTGTTTTCTTCGTAATCTTCAAGGTATGGTCTTTTTATTGCATCTAGCTTGTCTATAGATTGCATTTTTTGAAAACCAACTATTGTTGTTAATAAATCCTGATCAAAATCATCGTTTAGAACTGCCTGATCTAAAATTGGAATCATCTTATGTTCTATTAGAGGTTGTCTTGGATCGGTCAGCATTTCATTACTGGAATAAACCAACCAGTTATTTACAGTGTCTAACCAAGGGTCTGCTTCAGGGTCGTTCATGCTGTCTACAGGGTCAAGAATCAGCTTTGATGTCTGTGGCTCAAAAGTCAGGTTAGTGAACAATCCATTATTAATCGAAAATTTTGCATCATCTAACTGTTCTTGAGTAGGTGGTCCATATTTAGCCGAATAAGTTTCTACTATCTGTTCTAATTTTTGTTCTTTATATCTTCTTAAAGTTTCTATATCAAAAACTATAGGGTCAACTTCACCGACAGTTACATCAGGAAAAAATAATCCAAATGCCTCAGGGTCATATTCACCGATATCTTCCCCTGACCATTTCGCTATTTCCTCAAGTGGAGTGAGAGCTCTTTGTTTTACCCAAAGTTCATTAGCTTTATTAAGTATTTCTAATTGTTCAATTTCTACAGGATGTATTTTTAGTTCTTGAATTTCTTTAGTAGTAGGACGGCTCACATTGGCCTCCTGAATTCATCGAGAGATAATCCTTTACTCGCTAGAGCCTTTCTGATTATTTCCTCACTTTTAAATCCACCATGAACTACAGGAGTTTGATTTCCTTTTTTCTTCGAGTTCTTAACTAGAGAGTCAATCTCTCCGACTATACTTTCGATTGCGTCTGTAAATGGATTTTTATCTGGCAAGGTCTATCCTCGTTGGGTTAACTGTGTCAGGTGTTAAAGGTGTGTTCAGATCAGCAGGTGTAGCACCAGGTGCTTGCCCACCCATCATTGGTGGTCTTGCCTGTTGTTCGATTTCCTGAGCTGCCTGTTCTTCATTAGTCTCATCAATCAAACCAAGTTGTTGTGCTACTAATGTTTCTACTTTCTGTCTGACTGATGGTAGGTTTCGTACTGATTCCTCAATCAATCGTTTCTTGATTTCAGTTCCATTCTCATAACCTGCTGCTTCGTAATAAGTCATAGGATCAATTAGTCCTGAACCATACTCACTCAAAGCCATCTGTCTCTGTTGCAATTCCATCACAGGTTCACCATGTGGGAATATAACCTGTACTCCATACACACCATTTATCTGTGACTTACTTAGAGATTTGCCATTTGCCCCAATACCTGAAGCAAGTTCAGATACGTTATCTACTAATTGCAAAATTCTACTTCCGACAATAGATGCAAGATGTTCTCTCTGCATGGCCACGCCTGAGAAGATTCTCATACCTGCAGTATTTAAAATTGCCTGTTGCCCTACAGTTGTGACACCTGCTTGTCTCTGACCTGCGAGTGCAGATGAATAAGTTCCAAGTTCAAGTGTTGAGTCAGTTCCTGCTCTGATACTTTGCATCCATCCTGGTATGTCAGGAGTATTCATCACCCAGAAATCCTGCAAGTCTCCTTCAAGTATTCCTTCATTCTGAATTGCCTGAGCCAAAGTCATCGGATCTCTCGATGTACCCATTGGTGCGAATGCAGATCGTAAAAGCATTTGATGGAACGCAGAAATTTCCTGTGTTCTTTTTCTGATTGTTTCTTTGTTGGGAGTCAGTATTCCCTGAGCAAAGTTGTAGGGATCACCACCTTCATCGGCAATGTCCATACCTGATAATCCTGAGAACGCATGAACAAAGGGAACGAACCCCCATGTATTGCGTTCCATGTAAATCGGAGTAGCTGAGACAGAGTTGGGACTACCATATGTTGGGGCAGGGTTGGCTAACATTTTAACGTGCCAGTATGGAGTCCAATAATCCCATACTTCTACCTCATCCCATGGGTCGTAATCATCCATCTCGAAAATTTCTGCAAATTTTCTACGTTGAGTTCTCTTCTTCAATACAGATTGATCGTGCAAATCCTGAGCTGACATCTTTGATGCTTTGATAGCAACAGTTGGAATTTTTTCATTTGGATTCATCAATACTGTAGATGGGTGTGGGACTCTAATCCTGATAGGGTTAAAGTCTTTTCTGTTTGCTCTGTAAATAGCTAACTCTTGTTCGTACTCTTCATCAGTTGCAAATTTAGTTCTGTCAGGTGCTGATGGTCTACCAGATAGACCCACAAGAACTGGTGCTTCAATCACTCCATAGCCATGAGCCACCATATATTGTGCCAACATTTTGAATGGAAGGTTGGGTTCATAGAGTGCTGCATTATCCATGACAGCTTTTAATCCATGTTCCAAATTAGTTGCATTGTTTTTGTCATCTTCTGTATCACCGATAGGTTCTCTGTGAATCCTTGGTGAGAAACTCATAAGTGTAGCGACTGCGTGATCTACAAGATGAGTAGGGGTGGAGTCATAGAATATCGGTCTGCCCTGATAATTCTGATTCCACACATTGAATCTTCTTTGATAGTACGCATCGTTATCACGAAATTCTTCGTGAGCTTTTGACCATAGTTCGGTCATCTTTGAGTAGAAGCGTGTAATTTGTTCTGCTTCAGGTCGTTCCCTTAAATCAGCCATTTTATTTTTCCTATGCGAATGCTGGTAGTCTTATTATTTTTCCGTTACTAACCATTCCTTTTTCTTCTTTGCACATAAGTGCAATTCCAAGAGCCATCACATAGTCATCGTGAGCCCCACCCATTGCCTGTGGCTTCTCGCCTGGAGAGGCAATAATGGTAGAAAACTCATCGAGTCCGTATTTATTAGGGATGGTCAGTTGACCTGCATTGAAAGTGGCTCTCAGTTCATCGAACATAGCCTGTCTGCTCATGCGATCAGTTTTCCATCCATATTCTCTTCTTTGATTTTTTCCTCTACCCACTCTTCTTCTGAAAAGTCTTGGGTAGTTTTCATCTCGTGCTACTGTCAGAACTGTGTCTGAGAAGTTGTTTTCTATAGCCCATTCAGGGTTGTTGTATTCTTCTAGCAGGTCCATGGATGCAACAGAAAAGTCTTCAGGTTGCATTGTGTTTGTGACCAGATCAGCGACCACATACCCTGTATTGATATCAACTATGACGGTGATGGAATAATCCATTCCAACTCCGGCTGCCACATCCGTACCTGCGACATATCTCTTGCCAGGTCTTGCGTCCTGATAAATGTTGCCTGCTCCAACCTGTCTGATTGGTTCTATGCAGTAATCTTCCATTCCAATTATTATTTCTCTGTCGAAAATGCTCTGCGCTCTTGGTGGTGCTAATGCTTCTGTCTCCTCTGTTGGGTATTCCTGTTCCATGTATTGCTCAGGACTCATACCCTGTAAATCCATAGATGGAACTGAATCTTTAGTTGCCTCGTACCATTTTTCATCTCTTCCAGGTCTTGCACTCCATGGAATGAAAACAGTCTTCCACCCATTGTCAGGAGCATTTCTGTAAAGTTCTTTGAACAGAGATGACATTTTTCTTTTGTTGGAGGTAGATCCCATAATCATTTGCCCACCACCATCAATAGTTGGTTTTACCGCTGCGTAATTCTGAGCGTGGTATTCATGAAAGTCAGCCTCATCCTGTATCACTACAGATGCTGTTTCAGAACGACCTGCATCCTCAGTAGAGGGTAGGGCCATAACTTTGGAATCCATCGATGGGACTCCTATCTCTGATCTTGAGTCAGGAGACAGAGGGTTTTGCCAGTCTTCAGGCAGGTTCTTTAAAATAAACCTCACTTTATCCAATAAACTGAATGCCTCGGTTTGACCTTTGGAAATCATTAGCACATTAGTGCCTGGATAAAAAGTTAATAACCATGCTGCATAAGCTGCACTTGTCCATGAGAATCCTAATT